CCGCTCGTCAGCCATCCCTTTTCTAGTGCCTGCACCGCTGAAAGGTTGGCAAGGACACGATCCTGTCCAGACTGGTCGGGAATCTTCCCATCCTGCGGAGCGGAGCGCATGGCTCCAGACCCCGATTCCTGCGAAGAAGTGACATTGAGTAAATTCAAAAAGTTCTTCTGGTTTGACATCCGATATACTCCTTTCATCGACCACACCATCGGCAATGTGACCATTTTTTATTAAATTTTTTAACCAAGCTGCAGCATATGGGTCTATCTCATTGTAGTATGCGCTCATTCTTTTACATCTCCCACCAGTTCTTTGAGAAAGTACACGCTATCCAATTCTGCCCTACGCATCTCTTTTTCTCTCGGATCTCGTGACACGTCCAAATCATGCAGGTGCTCTTGCAAATGATCCAACGCAACTTGCAACGTGTTCACGTCCATGTAGTTGAGTTGAGCAGCCGCTCCATTCGGGAGCACAAGATATGTGCCCCCCATTGGTAGTTCATGTATTCGCTTATTCATCTTCGACCTCCATCTCTCCAGTGCCGTAGCACTCTGGGCACTCCACTTTCTTGTGGTCGATGTACCCTACGTCTCGGTCAAAATTCTGAGGGATGAAGACTTCGATTTCCACCTCCCCTTCACCATCGCAATAATCACACGGTTTTGCATTCGGGTTTATTTTATAAAATACCTTGTCAAAGATATCGCTCAACAAAATCTCCATCGGATCAACCTTATGCATCTTTCACCTCCAATATTCCAAACTCTCTCAGCCCTTCTTGCCAATCGGTTTCATCATAATCTTGCCACGTATCGCTACGCCCCTCGTTGATGTACTCAAGGATCATCGGAACAGTCATGCGATACTCACAACCATCTTCAGGATCTACGAGAGTATAAATTGTTTTGTCTTTATGCATTCTCTTCCTCCCATCTCGCTTCTCGTTCCTTGATCTCTTCGTCCGTGAGTGGACGACAACGGTGCTCACCCAACGACGTGAACTCACCAACGACATCAACACCTTCGACCTCATACTCTGCCTGAACTTCGATGCCCAACTCATGCAATTTCTCCCACACAGGAATAGGTGCATCCCATGCCGTCCAACACGAGAAATTAAAATAAGATGTCGGCACTGAATAGTGATCGGATGTAATCGGGTGAGGGTCATGAAGAATAATGTTCGTGACTTCCCACTTCGTGTTCCAGTTATCACACCGCCAGTTGTACTGAGGGGATGTGGTCTTGCCATCGTATGGTTGCCCGATAACCTCTAAAGGTATCGGGAGAACCACATCACAAAAACGCTGACGGTCTTTTAGTTCCCAGTAAAGATGAGTAACCATGCTCGTCTCACCGTGAATATAAACTTCTTGCATACACCAGTTAGGCATCACACTTCCTCCCTATCAGGCTTGACACAAACTAAATCGCCATTCGAAGATAAATCATAACCCAACTCAGTAGTAATGCGGTTCATTGCAAAACAAATGTCGCCCCACTGTTTGTCGTAACTCTCATCACCTTCTGGGATTAAATTCTCACGCACCTCGTATAGTGCGTCCCAGATAACCTCCAGACTATCTGGGATGTCGCTTGAAATATACATGTTTGAGATGTCCATTACACTGTTCTCCAAATCTCTAATGCGTCTACTTCGGGCAGATCATTCAAGATCGTAACGTCTGAGTATTCTTTCTTGATCATCTCTTTCAAAAGCCAGTCAGGTTTACCCTTCGGTTTATTCCACTGACAAACCCTGAGTTCCCCATCCTCTTTGATCTGAGCAACGACACATCTATTCATAAGTCTCTTCATCTCTTTCTTGGTCAAGAAATTAGTTACTTGATCCGAACACCAGTATTCAAACTTCTGGTCAAAACCTTCGGGTGACCACTTGTATTTACCGACATCAACTTTAGGTAGTGATGCAAAATACTCTTCTATTTCTTGAAATTTTTTGCCCCACGCCCCTTTAACCTTGATCAATGGTGACTTCTCGTGATGGTGAACACGGTCAGATCCACCGTGACCATCATTGCTCACATGAGCAAAAGGTTTGCCGTCCAGATATACAACAGCCGTGTAGCAATATGTTTCTTCACTGCCAGATGCAAAATGTTTGATTGATTTCATCTCTAAGTTCATTGGTTGTCTCCTAAAAACACTTGTTAATATAGACAAGTTACTTGTTTTTACTGTGTTTGTCAAATGGATCGGGAAACTGGGCTGTTTACGCTATAGACACATAGCCACAGATTTTGTTTTTTTTTTTTTTTTTTTTTTTTTTTATATTCACCGTAAACACCGTAAACACCGTAAACAGTAAACAAAAAATATAACAGAAACCAACACTTATACGATGCCCTGCTGTTTACGCCTGTTTACATTGTTTACAAATTTCTGTGAAAAAAAGCCCTATAGGTATGCGCAGCGGCTAAACCTCTTGCAATTTTTGCATATCTCGGCATTTTCTTGAAAAGAGCAGATTACTTGGTATATGGTCGTAAAAAACAGGAGATACCTAAATGCCCTCTGTAAAAAAGAAAATTGAGGAAGAGCACAATCGAACACTGACATCCAGACAACAAACCTTCGCTAAGTATATCGTAGAGGGTGTTTATTCAAATGCTGATTGCGCCCGAAAAGCCGGATTTTCCCCAGACATTGCTGCTAAACAGGCATCCGTTTTGTTAAATGGTAGAGACTATCCTCATGTGGTCGAATACATTGGGGAACTTAGAGAACAAAAAGAACGTATGTATGGTGTGACTTTGATGGGTCAATTGGAAAGATTTCATCAACTATCCCGAGGTGCTGAAGATGCAGGTCAATTTTCTGCTGCTGTAAATGCTGAAAAGATCAGGTCTGCTTTAGGTGGTCTAACGATAGATCGAAGAGAAAATATAAACACAATGGATCAACTATCCCGAGATGAGATTGTCGCAAGGTTAGCTGATTTACAAAAAAAGTACCCCCAAGCTTTCACCATCGATGGGGACTTTGAGGATGTAACAAATGAGCAAAGGTCCAGAGTCGAACTTTTGGAACACGATAAGGCAGAACTTACCGAAGAAGTGCTTCGCAACGAGGATTGAAAACAAACATGGGGGTGGCGTTCCTGATGTGCATCTCATGTGGGATGGTCGTGCATTTTGGTTCGAACTTAAAGTAAGTAAAGGTAATTCCGTAAACCTGTCGCCACATCAAGTTGCATGGAACACAGCATATTGGGCAAGAGGTGGGCATAATTTTATCTTAGTAAAGACCCTCTCGCACAAGCACCTATTTTTATTTGAAGGGGATCAAGGATCGCGATTGATCGAATTTGGGCTGACGGATCTGGCCCCGTCGGGCGTGGTTGTCGGGTCGGGAGTCGGGGTAGTCGGGTCGGGGTCGGGGCTTACTGGATCTCGGTTCAATACAGTTCAAGATCTATTTATATATCTAGATAAATACTTTATGGAAAAGAAAAGGGGAGCCGAAGCTCCCAGGATTTAGTGTTCAACTATCGCGATTGATTTAGCCTTGACTGAGCCTCGGCAAAGTTTGCAACTCGCGCATTGTGTTCTAAATCCGGCTTCCTTAGATGCAGGACAAAGAATTTCGTTATTTTTGTCTAACTCGCCTATGTTTGTAATGGCTCGGAATGTCCTACGACCCGCTGACCAATGGCTTGCAGCTTCAATATAACTATCCGCTGATTGCATTGCTATGTCTGGACGCCATGGTTTTTGATGAGTATATGCCATGAAAGTTTTACATTCACTCAACAATTGCGTCCAGACGTGAGCAGGAACAGCAGCAGGATCGCCATATGTCCCGACCCGAACAACTCGATCTAATCCTAATAATATTCTATCGGGTTGAGTTTCTGCTTTTGGATAAACTCCGCGTCTATATGCTTTCCAAACTAAAAGAACGCCTTGACCTAGGTTTACATAACAGCGCCTATTCTTTGCAATTACTCTTTTAGGATCCGCTGTTACTTCTCCGCGCATTGTGCAATTGCCGCAAATAGAAAAATCTAATCCGCTTTTACTTGCATATCTCGGATCAACGTCTCTTAAAAGAATGTAAGTTTGTAAGACTAAACCAGTTTTGCGATTGCGTCCGCTATAGGTTGCAATCACCACAATGGGTTGTCCGTCGATTAACGACGGACCTTCATAGATTACACCATTGTTTAATTGTTTGTTAACCATACTAGTGAACCATGGTTAAATTGTGCTTGATCATATGATTATCCATTTGATCAACTAACTTAGGCATTGAGAATTTTTTACCGAAGATCAACTCTTGTGGTTCGCAAAATTCAACACAACTACACATTCCTATGTAAACTCTGTTTTTATCTTTCCAATGTTTCATTAGAAAGTTTAAGTTTGAAAACGGATCTTCAGTTAAATATTCAAGATCTAATATAGTGTTATCTTTGCACGCAATTAATGCGACGCCTGCTCCACTATAATGGTTGACTAATGATCCGTCTGGATAATGACATTCTGTTAATTTAATAACGGGACATAATCCCTGATCTTTGATTATTCTTTTTTCCATGAAAAGAACTCCTATGGTTGATTATTAAAAGGCATAACGCCTAAGAAAATATTACTAAAATACGTCGGGAAATACAAGCATAGATTCGTCGGGTCGGGTCGGGTCGGGATTCAATTATAGTCAATTCCAGGTCGGCGCTTGGGGCTTTAATAGATTAAGATATATTAAAGAAATGATAGGACCAGGTCCGGCTTTCCCAAAAAAATGTCCAAGCTGCAGCCGATTGAGGCAAATAAAAAAGGGCGCTAAAAGCGCCCGTCTTAAATTTTTAAGATAAATGATTTACTAAAATTCTAATAAACTCGTGAGCTTCTTTTTTGCTCAAAGGCATTGGAATTTTTATTGGTTCGCCAACTTTTAGGTCAGCTGCAAACTTGTCTAGCGGTAATCCCGTCTCTTTATGCAGGTCAAAAGCTAGTCCAGATCGTGTATCTAACAACTTACTAGCTAAGTCGTTAATCTTCCAAAGTTGTTTATTAGTTGCGAGTGTTTGATTATTTTTGATTTTAATAAAAGCGTGGTTAACCACGCCCCTCCATTTTGGAGGGGGCTTGCGCCCCCTCTGGGTTAATATTCCGACGTTAGCATTATGCAGAACTTTGGCTTCCCGTTTTCGTAGTAATCATAAGGAACTGCAAAAAACATTTGATCGGCTTCAAGGTCAGTCCAACCCGTTTGCTTTGCAAGCTCTTTACCGTTCCCGTCCTCAATAGTTAAGGTAAAGTCGTTATCAGCGGCTCGGATCTTTACAGTTAAAAAATCCTGACCCTGAAAATCGTCTTTATTTATGTGAGAAGTAATTGCATCAAATAGCCAGAAGCATTGTCTACTTTCTGCAAAGTATTTAGTTCCGTCGGTTAGAACGTCTTTGTAAAAAGGTGTAAAGGCATGGTATGCCTCAGTTCCCGTGAATTGTGATAGATCGTTCATTTATTCTTCCTCCGATTAATGATTAAACGTTCAATAATAGCGGCAATAAATACCGCTATTATCACTATGATCCAAACGATTACTTCCATTCTAATTTAGAATAAGAGACTTCGGTTGCGTTAGCTTCAAAAGCTTTAGCACCGTGTAAAGCAATGTATTGCGCTTTATTAGGTGCTCTATATTGATAGTGTGAGTGTACACGTTCAGCTAACTGAAGTTCGATAGCTTGTGCTTCAACTTCTTGAATGCGCTCTTTAAGAGTGTTTTCAATATCTTTCTTTAAGCTTACTAGGTATTCATAAGAAGTCTTATAATCACCGTTAGCCTCTAGATCAGTTGCAAGTTCTAGAACTTCTGAGAATTGTTGAATATTCATTTTATTAGATCCTTGTAAAAAGCGCCCCCAATATTGAGGGCGCTAGGGTTTAGATTAAGAAGCACGCTTTGCTTCGATTTTCTCTTTAGCTTCGATAACGTCACGCGTCGCTTTTTTCTCTCGGTGTTCTGCGAGTTCTTGAGCAACTTGTGCATCATGCGCAATCGCTTGAGCACCTGCAACGATTGCCTTGTTAACTTCTTTTAGAAGATCTTCTAGATCGCTAACCATATAGCTATATTCCTGAGTAGGGATAGCGTCTTTAATTGCATCAGCTAAACTTGTTAGCTTGCTAAGATCGGTGGCAATAAGAAGCTCACCTTTTGACTGAGATTTAAAAATCATGATCATTTTCCTTTTTGTTGATCATTTCTAAGATGAAGCACCATGCTTCATAACATAGTTATGAACTATATTTTACAAGTAGTCAAGCCCTTTGACCAAGAAAATCCAAGTAGCCTATTAGCCTCGATCGCTCGCAGCTGAAGCCCGGACGGGGGTTACTCCGACCGATCGGAGCCGATCACAAAAAAATTAAATCGGGGTGGCCCCCTTGACAGCGGCGCGTGGTTGTGTGGAACTCGCTGACACACAAGGTTTTGTAAATTCATTCGTGTATATTTTCATTGGAAGGAGTCCCAGGCCTCCAAAAAAATCGCGGGTATATTTTCATTTGGGTTTGTTGTATGCTGCATTCAGCAACTTTGAGGGCGAGACGTGGATCATAGAGTACTTGGTCAAGTTATGGAGTTGGTGTTACGTGATAGATTTTACGACAAGACCACTGTATGGCAGAACAGGAACTCTATTTATTATGCGGTGAAGCATGACAAGATTTTATTACACAAGCGTGGTGAAGATTTGATAGGGTTTGCTACCTATGGATTTTTTACAGAAAAAGAGTTAGAGTTGGATTCATGGAACGGGGATGACGTTTATTCTCGTGAGGAGGGGATTTTATTTTTTCCGAAGTTCCAGTGTCGTGCAGGACGACGAGAGGTTATAAAGTTCATACGGGATATTCAGAAATTTATGTTCAAGCATTATCCTGACGTAGAAATTGGCAAGGGGTTGCGGGTATATCCTAACGGATCTACTCGTGACGAGAAATGGCATAGGAAGATAGCATGAAACAGGATCTATTTGGGGTATCTCGATTTTGGAATGCAATAGTATTTGAGAGCAACGGCGGCGGAAACGGAGGAGGTGGATCCTCTAGTAGTAGTGACGACGACGGACCGCAGTTGTCTGCTTCGGCGCAGTCTCAAGTTGGAGAGGTCAAGCAGGATGAACGTGGAAACTGGTATGCTGTTAAACAGATAGAGGGCACGAATGCCCTTGGGCGGGACTATAGCATTGATCCGAAGGACAACAGCCAAGGACCGACATTTGGGAAGAATGTATCGAAAGACATAGAGGAGATGTTCCCTGACGAGGTAGCTGCGGCGGGTGGATCCTCGGAGTTTGAGGGCAGCATAACGGATACATTTAAAGATACGGATGTAGGTGCGGCGGGGTTTGATCCGGCTACGAATACTTATAATCCAATTACCCCCGACGTTGAACCTTTATCCATGGATTTACCTACGGGGGGTCCAGGGACATTCCCTGTTGGGTCTATGCCTGCGGCTGATCCAATAGATTACACGATGAGTGTTGGCGAAGCGGGACGCGGGGGTCCAGATTCAGCGGCACCTACTCAGGGAATTACGAGTCTATCTCCTGTTGTGAATCTAGACACGACGGGATTTGGCACGAGTGATTTAACGAGTGATCGAGGGTATGATTTTGGTTTTGATCCGAGGGGAGATCAGATTGTATCACCAACTGGCACTGGGATTGGTTTGACTCTAGGTCAGGGACAGGACAACAATCCTAATCAGACCGACGACATTATATCTACGACTACAGGTATGGTGGGCGTTGACGATTCAGGAAACTTTATTCAGTACGGTATGGGCGATGATTCTACCTCTACTCCTACGGGCGGTGAGTACTTTGACCTGACGGACAACGATTTATTGAAGAACGCCGACGGGACTTTGTTTTCTGGAACCTATGGAGGTGTGGAATATACACGCGGCGTACCATCGGAAGAGATTGTGATGTCGCAAGACGTGGTTGCTCCTATGTCGTTTGACGATCTATACAAGACGGTGATCTTTCCGACACGGGACAGCGATGAGAAAACCTTTGGTACGATAAACGCTGACGCATTTGCCAGTGGAGTCGCAAGAGGGATTTTATCTCCGACGACGTATGATGGAAATACTATTGGTGTTCCTTATCCGTCGAATGTTAAGTTAGTTAAAGATAATATTGGAAGGGTTAGTATTATCGACGCAGCTACGGGGAATGTTATTCTTCCTCCTAGAAACTTTGCGGGAACAATAACCCTTGGGGATGGAACGCCAACTGAATTTGGTGGTGAGTTTCCTGATGCAGATGATGTTTTTACATATCAAGCGGCCTATCAGGCGGGTGTTCCGATTTATGATCCTCAAACTGGAGAGATCACAGATCAGTTCTTGAATTTTAGCAAACAACTAGAAGACTCAGGTTTTAATTATTCAAATGAAATGATCAAAGCCAATAAGATCTTTCAACCTGGTGAGGGCGTTGAAGCAGTCATGGATGCAGATGCAATCGCCGCTGCAATGGGTGGCGACACTTTTACACAAGGTGGAGAGGGACAATTAGGCACTGGATTTGCACAAGCACCACGAGACTTTCCTACGATAGAGTTTAGTAGTATTACAGAAGACGAATACAACGCAATGCGTCAAGCTGAACTGGATCGTCAGGTTCTTCCTCCTCTTGATGAGATTGTAACGGGTGGTGGAGGTGGAGGAGCCTCTCCAGACATCGGATCAGGGGGCACTAACCTTATTGAGACTGTTTTTTCAGGCGGCGGAGGTGGAGGCCAGATTAACAACCCCAATCAAGGTGGTTCGATACAAATGGCTGAAGGACTACAAAACAACCCTAATCAAAACCTTGGGACTATAGATCAAGCTTCAGGTTTAGGGGTCGTAATGGGAGACCCTACAGTTACGTCTCAAATAGGCCCTGGTGCCGCAATGCCAGGTAGTGGTGATACAGGCACAGAGATTGGTCTTGCAAGTTTAGATACCACTGGTCAAGGTGAGACGGGTGAGGGAGACGCAGCTACGACTCTAACAACTACAGGCACTGGCGACTCAACAGGAGATGGTAGTGGCGAGACTGACGATATAGGACTCGATGGCGAAAACCTTGGCGGAACTGGCGATGACATAGGGGTCACGGGTGACGGTGGCGTAGGCGTTACGGGAGTAGATACCGTTACAACTGGCGGCACGGCGGGAACTGGCGACGGCGATACTGGTGGCGAAGGCACTGGCGATGAAGAAGGAGACGGTGGCACAGAGGGTGAAGGCGACGGTGAAGGCGACGGTGAAGGCGACGGGGATGGCTCTGGAACTGGCCCAGGCACGGGTGATGGAACTGGTGGTGGAGATGGAACTGGCGATGGCCCAGGCACAGGAGATGGTGACGACGATGAGGTAGTTATTGACGACGATGACGAGGATGACGAGGAGGATGAAGCTCCTTTTGAGTGTCCAGAAGGCTATGTTGCCAAAAAAGTAGGTGGAAAATGGGTCTGTAGGACAGAGCAAGAAGACTTCGACGGAGTACGCCCATTGATTCGACCTAGATATGAAGACGTGCAAATAGCAAGTGCATACACTCCTATAAAACTAGGGACTTAAAATAGAGGATGAACCTACAAACCATACCCGAGGAAGCGTTAAAAGAGATACTTGCGCTTACTGAGGCTAAGAAAACATTAGAATTACGTGAAAAAGCGCAAGATTATTTCATGCCCTTTGCTCATCACGTATATGAGAACTTCATTGAGGGTAGGCATCACCGAATCATAGCTGAAAAGCTTGAAAAGGTAGCACGAGGCGAGATCAAACGGCTGATTATCAACATGCCACCGCGTCATTCTAAGTCTGAATTTGCTAGTTTTTTGATGCCTGCGTGGTTTTTGGGGCGCAATCCGAAGCTTAAAATCATCCAAGCCACTCATAATACCGAACTTGCGGTTAGATTTGGTCGAAAAGTGCGGGATTTGATCGACGATCCTGCATATAAGGACATTTTTCCCGATACAAACCTCAAAGAAGACAACAAAGGCGCGGGAAAATGGCAAACCAGTGCAGGAGGCGAGTATTTTGCGGCGGGTGTTGGAGCTGCGGTCACTGGTCGTGGTGCGGATTTGTTTGTTATTGACGACCCACACTCGGAACAAGACGCTATGAGCGAGAGTGCATTCGACAATGCATACGAATGGTACACCTCTGGGCCTCGACAGAGGCTTCAACCGGGTGGTGCGATCATAATTGTTATGACTCGATGGGGTAAAAAGGACTTAACAGGGCGTTTGATGGCTGCACAGGGCAGCGATATCATGGCAGATCAGTGGGAAGTGGTAGAATTTCCGGCGATTTTGCCGTCAGATAAGCCTTTGTGGCCTGAATTTTGGGAAAAAGACGCTTTATTAGGCATCAAAGCCTCACTTCCAGTAGGAAAATGGAATGCACAGTGGCAACAGACGCCAACTACATCCGAATCGGCTATTGTTAAGCGAGAATGGTGGCAACCATGGGAAAAAGAGTCCATTCCGCCTGTAAAATACATACTTCAATCGTATGATACGGCGTTTTCGAAGAAAGAATCCGCCGATTACAGTGCAATTACCACTTGGGGGATCTTTGAGCCAGAGGAAGGTGGGCCAGATAACATTGTATTGCTCGATGCGCAGCGCGGGAGGTGGAACTTCCCTGAATTGAAGGAAACAGCGTATAACGAGTACGAATATTGGGAACCAGACATGGTTTTAGTCGAAGCAAAGGCTACAGGTACACCTTTGATAGATGAACTGCGTTTACGGGGCATTCCTGCTTTAGGCTTTGCGCCAGGAAAAGGCCGTGATAAGGTGACGAGAATGCACATGGTTGCACCATTATTTGAAGCAGGTGTAGTATGGGCACCAGTAGACAAGAAGTTTGCGGATGAAGTTATTGAAGAAGTTGTTTCATTTCCTAATGGCGATCACGATGACTTTTGTGATAGTATGACTTTAGCATTGATGCGTTTTCGACAGGGAGGATTTGTATCTCTCTTGGGAGAAGACGAAGAACACGACGAATATCGTCCTAGAAGGGAGTATTACTGATGGCAATTCCACCAATTGTAGATTCAGGAGTCAGATCCGAAGATATGATGCCTAATGAAGCATCTGTTGATGTATCCGTGCCACAACCAGAGACTTTTGAAGGTGGTGCAGAAGTATTAGATGATGGTCAAGGAGGGGCTGTGGTACAAGCCCTCATGGAAGCTCTTGGTGGGGAGATGGAGACCCAACTTGATCACGAAGCCAATTTAGCGGAGGCGTTAGACGATGGGTATCTTGGAGAAATTTCGTCAGATCTTAGGGGATCTTATGAAGAGGATTTGGAATCTCGTTCTGAGTGGGAAGAGGCTTATACAAAAGGTTTGGATCAGCTTGGTATCAAGTTTGAAGAGCGTTCTCAGCCGTTTGAGGGGGCTTCTGGGGTCACGCACCCGCTGATTGCGGAAAGTGTTACACAGTTTCAGGCGCAAGCATATAAAGAGATGTTGCCCTCTGGAGGCCCTGTAAAAACCCAAGTTTTAGGTCTTCAGGATCAAGAAAGAGAAGATCAGGCTGTTCGAGTTAAAGAATTTATGAACTATCAAATCACAGAAGTGATGGAAGAGTTCGATCCAGATATGGATCAATTGTTGTTTTATTTACCGTTATCTGGTTCGACATTTAAAAAAGTATATTACGATGAAAGCAAGCAACGGGCGGTATCTAAGTTCATTCCGGCGCAAGATTTGGTGGTTCCTTATGCTGCATCGGATCTGGCAACTGCTTCTCGTGTTACGCATGTCCTACGCATGGATGCGAATGATGTTCGCAAGATGCAAATCGCGGGATTCTACCGAGATGTAGAACTTAGTAAATATGACGAGGATAGTGATGAAGTTCGTCAAAAAGTGGATGAATTACAGGGCACCTCAAAAACTTACACTGATGAAGTGTTTACGATATTAGAAATGCACGTCGACATAGATCTTGAGGGTTTTGAGGACCAGGCCCCAGACGGACAACCCACAGGAATAGCTTTACCGTATATTGTATCGATAGACGAAGGATCTGGACAGATTCTATCCATACGTCGAAACTTTGATCCAAACACAGGTATCGCTAAAAAACGTCAATTTTTTGTACACTACAAGTTCATGCCAGGATTGGGATTCTATGGCTTTGGACTCATTCACATGATTGGTGGTCTTGGTCGTGCGGCAACGAGTATCCTTCGACAGTTAATCGATGCGGGTACACTTGCTAA